TCGCAGGATTAGGACAAGATTACACAATACCAACGGGAGCAATTGCATTAAAAGGATGGATAAATGACGGAATTCAACATTTAGAACAAACAGGCTTTGAAAGCGATTTAAACACATTTACACAAACAGGTGCAATAGTCACATTTAAGAAAACAATTACAACAAATCAACGAATAATTATAGACTACTACTTATGAAAAACATACTTTTTTTACTATTTTCAATAGCAACGTTTGGGCAAGTCTCAACAGGAAATGAAACCCCGTTCGACTATGGAATACAAAATACAGCCGCTCAATTAGTCGGAAATTCTGATTATGTAGTTACACAAGGAAACGATGGTACTTATGGTAAATATTTGTTTAACTTAAATAATATTGACAAAAAACAATATTTATCAACTGGTTTGGTTAAAAATGGGACGGTTTCCATAAATGCAGACCCGACAAAATACAATATTAGTGCAGGAATTGGGGTTATAACAAATTATGACAATCCAGAAATACCAACGTGTACGGTCGTTAATTTTCCTGCTGTTATTGGAAAGACACCGACTTATTTGACTACTGGACTTATAACGTATGTAGCTATAAATTCAATCGGTGTAGTAGTTGAACAAGCTACACAATTTACAACAAGCCAAAGACGTGATTTGATTATATTGGGTGCGGTGATACACAGTAACCTAACAACAATAAACGTAGTCAATAATATTTCAGCACCTACCAATGCAGACACAAATCAATTACACGACCTTATGACTTATATAGGCGCGTTAAATTTGACTGGAAATAAATACACGGCAAACGGTGCTAATTTAAGTTTGGACAAAAGCGCGGGTTCGATATTTAAACCGGGTGTAAACTTTGCAACTGATTGGAAGAAACCACACGAATTAGAACAGTCTTTGCAAACATTATTGACGTTTAGATACAGGCTTTCTAACGGAACGGAATACGCAGATGCTACCGTTTTAAACCCTGCTGTTTATGAATCAGGAGGAACTTTAATATCCGTACCATCGAATAAATTTACCATTCAAACGGTTACAATGTTTCAAACAGGTTTGACACGAATACAGCCGGGACAAAACATTTACAATTCACTTGCAGAAGCTGAAAGTGCTATTTTAACGCGTTCATTTGTTGTTGAAACTAATATAGCTGCAAACGGAATAACACGCGCTTATGTGATATTAAGGAATTCTGCAACATCATTACAAAATACAAGTGATGCAAAAATAATTGAGACTACTAAATTTGGAGGCGTTGCAAGTGGTGGGGTTTCTTTAAGTGATGCGGCTATTATCGCAGCTTTGGGGTATACGCCAGCAAATTTAACAGACGTTAATACAACTAATTCCAACGGAAATACTATCTGGGTAGCTTCAAATGACGCAACAACAGAACAAAAAAAGAACGCTTTATATGTTTGTGACGGGACAGCAGATGAGGTTCAGATAAATCAAGCAATACAGGCTATTTCAGCAAGCAGAGGAGGAACAGTTCGCTTAACGCAGGGTAGGTTTTCATTGTCAACGCCTATTATAATTGATAGAGCCTTAGCGTTAGTTGGCTCTGGTCGTGGAATAAAATTGTCACTCGATAATCCTGCTACGGCAACAGACACAAGGGGTACGGCAATTTATCAAACTACTAATACGGATGTGATTAAAATAGACACCCCTAATAAGTTACAAGGGTTTGAAATAAAAGATTTACTTTTAGTTGGATACGGCAGACAAAACACACCAACAGGACACGGTATTCATATAGCAGGAGGTTCTGATGTTTCTGTAATTAGAAATGTTTCGATTTCTGATTGTTATGCAGGTATATTTTACAATCACGATGTAACAGCTCAAATGCTAGACACGCCTTGGGTTGACCAATGTACCATACAAAGAAACCACATTGGAATGCTTATTATTGGGGGTCATTTAATGCGAATAACTAATAATATTTTTTGGGAAAATTATGGAATAGGTTCTTATGGCGGTTATGATTTCAATTGCGGAGGAATAGCCATTCAGGGACTTGGTAATAATTTAATTTCAAACAATCATTTTGGAGAAAATAATTTCATCGAGGATGCAAATGCTTCTAAAAACAGCTCCCATTTATCTTTAATTTATGCAAATGATTTAGTATCAAATAATTTTTTTGGTGGCATTCAAGGGAACGGAATAAAAATGACAGGCTATGTGTCTTACTCTAAGGTGTCAAACAATTATTTTACAAACTTCGGCAAAGGAACAGGGCTAACTAACGCTCAAAGGTCGGGTATTTATATTGAGTTTTCACAAAGTAATGTTATTGAAAATAACTATATGCTTTCAGCTACCGGAAGTTATGGTATTTATGAAGATTATACCAGTTTTAAAAATTCTTTTGTAAACAATGTATTTCAAGACTTGATAAACAACACGGCAAACAGGATATTTTCAGAAGGTACTGAAAATTATCAAAACGGAACAATTGTAAGACCTGATTTGTTGCCTGAAAAATACGTTCCTGTGAGTGGCGATATTGATATAAACGACAACAAAACATTTATAGCAGAAACTTATTTTAATGAAAATATAGGAGTGGGTGCTGGCACTGGAATTATATCCACAGGCATATCAGATATGACAGGAAATATACAAGGGCAATCCATAATACTTAGGCAAGATAATTTATTAGACGGCACATTGATAAGACCTGTGCCATCTGGAAGTGCTGGCGATTATGATTTTCATACTTTTAAAAATTCTATTTTAGACGGTAATTTATTTTTACAGAGATTACTTGGTAGTGTAGGTATTGGAAATGGAAGCAATGCAAATTCTACAGGTAAAAAATTAGATGTATGGGGGAATGCCGCAATCGGCGGAGGCGCAAGATATGACGTTAATGCAACTTTAGAGGTAAGTGCGTCCGGGAATAATTCGGTTGTTTATTCAAGGCCAGCGTCTTCAAATCAAAACGGATTCTTTTTCAACACCGCCGGGAACTTTGATTGGTTTGTTGGTAATTTTGGATACGAAACAAATATGTTGTTTTATGACGTTTCCAATGGCAAGACTAGGTTAAAAATAACGCCAGGATCGGCTGAGGCATCTTTAGAAATTGACGGAACTACGGGTAATTTTAAAATAACTTCTACACCTCCAACCAGTTCAGGAACATACGACATTTTAACAAGGAATACGAGTACTGGAGTTGTTGAGAAAATAGCGTCAGCGTCAGGAGCCTATACACCCATCTTGACAAACACTACTAATATATCATCAAGCACATTAAATGCTGCATATTATACTCGAATTGGGAATTTAATAACAGTAACTATTGCAGTTCAGACTACTTTGACAGCAGCAGCAGAAACTGTTTTAACTTTTTCTTTGCCTATATCAGGAGCAACCACAGTAAATGGCATTGGACAAGGTAACTTAACATCAGGAGGTGGTTCTATTAATGGTTATGGGATAGTTGATATTACAAATTCAACTACAGGACAATTAAGGATCGGAAAGCCAGATGGTAGCGGTTCAGGAGTTACAAATATAATTTTTACTTATTCACTTTAAAACTAAATAAATTATGAAAAATTGGAAAACTAACCTAGCGGCATTAATTGTAGCAGGAATTGGAATCGCAACCGCTATGGGTTGGATCACGGCAGAAGTTGGAACGGCGATAGCCACTATTGCCACTGCGATAGGATTTGGTGTAGCTAAAGACAACACCGCAAAATAAAAATTAAATCATTCCCACTTTTAAAATGGTGGGAATTTTTTTGTACTTTTGAATAAACGTTATTATTATGATTGAATATATTGCATTTATGGGAGCTGTTTTAGGATATCCTTTAGCTTGGTACTTTGGAGGTAAAAAGAAAAACGAGGTCGATTCGGTTACGGCAATTTCAGAAATGTATGACCGTTTTTTGATACAATACAAGTCGAGAATGGACGAAATGCAGTTCGAAGTAACTTGTGTAAAAGACCATTATAAAGCCATTCAATTGCAATTTAATGATATGTCATTAGCTTACACACGTGAAGTTGAGGTATCACAAAATTGGGAAAAGCTACATAAAGAGCTAAAAGAAAAGTACGACGAACTTGAAAAGAATTATGATACTTTGAAAAAGGATCACGATGCACTTAGAAAAGATTATGAGAAGTATAAAAAAAGTATGATAAATTAAGTATGAAAAAAATATCACAAAAAGGAGTTGAACTTTTAGCAGAATTAGAAGGGATTAGGTTGAAACCGTATCTTTGTCCTGCTGGAGTTCCTACAATTGGATTGGGAAATACTTTTTATGAAAATGGTACAAAGGTAACTATGCAAGATAAAGCCATAACCAAAGAAGAAGCATACCATTTATTTTATATGATTGCTACAAAATTTGAAAAGACCTTAAACGATGTTTTACCAAGTGATTTAAATCAAAATAAATTTGATGCTTTATTTTGTTTCTGTTATAATGTTGGACAAAATGCATTTAAGAAAAGTACATTATTAAAACGTGTTATAAACAATCAAAATGACATTGGAGGAATTACACAGGCTTTTTTAATGTGGAAAGGCAAAAATAATATACTTTTATCAAGACAAAAAAAACAAATTAATCGATACTTTTTATGAAAAATATCGAAAAATTATATGAAAAAATTAGTTGGTATTTATTTGGTGGTAAAGGTGGGATTTGTAGATATTAATTTATATTGATTCTTAATAAAATAAGTTGTATATTTGAGGTTCAAAATATATCCATATCGATTATATTAAAAATCTAGCCTCAAAACCATAACCCCCGTTATGGTTTTTTTATATCTTTACATTATGAAAAAACATTCTCTTGAAATATCCACAATTTTAGCTATCATCATACTATTGCTATTATCTAGTTGTGGAACTCGTAAAACTGACACAATACATAAAGATAGCATTTCAATCAATAATACGTACTCTCAGGGCTCGAAAATAGTTTTAGGTAATACTTTTACGTATAAGCCATTTGACAACGCTAAACCAATGATTTTGGACGGTAAGGAGTATAAAAATGCGATTATTTCAAATGATAAAAGTATTGTTATTGAAAAGTGGAAAACTCGCAATATAAACAAGACTATTGTAATTGAAAAAATAAAGAAAACAGAAAAAACCGACCACACATTCTTATGGATCGGTTTAGCTTTTGTTATTTGCTTATTTGTGTTTTTGTGGTTTTATTTGCCTAAGTTTAAGGTTTAGTAATTAGTAGAAGTGTTTTAATAGCTTCTATTCCCTTTTCGGTAACGCTGTAAACTTGATTGTTGAATCTTTGGTAGTTTTCCATTAATCCAAGCGAAACTAATTTTTCACATCGTTCGTGTTTTTCGTTGTAAGATGAATAATTTCTATAAAATTCATCAGGACAATAATCTCCTATTCTTACACCTAAAGAATGTGTTAAATGATTTATTTCTTTTTCTGATAAATCATTAAGAAGTTCGCTTTTTGCTTGACTGTATAAATCTCTTTCTGGAAATCTTCGGGTTCTAATGTGTTTTTTCAACTCCCAAAAAGTATAACATTCGTCATTTATGCATTTTTCCTTAACTGCTTCGTTCTGGTTTTTGCCATAAATAACTTCAAATTGTTTATCGTCTTGCCACATATAATGATTGTACGCGTCAATAAAAAAATCTGGAAATATACATTTGTATGCTTTTAATTCTAAAGTCATAATTTAAATTTTAATTGATTGGTAATTCGTGGTACATTTCAACAAATCTACAAAATATATCAATACAATAGTTATTGTTGTGATAGTTTAGAATGATTCTATATTACGTTGTTGTTGTTGTATATTTAAAAATAGGTTGTATATTTGTTGAACAATTTAAAACTAAAAATTATGAAATTTATTAAATTAAGATTATGCGACGGAACAGAAGTATTTGCAAATATGTCTTTAGCTTTTGACATATATAAAAATGTAAATGTAGAAAAAAGCAACACACATATATCATTTGGAAATGATTATGTTTTAACTGTTTTAGAAACTCCTTTAGAAATATTAAACCTAATAAACAACTAATAACCATGCAAGAAATCAAACACCTTTATAAAATGCTAAAAGACAAAAAAGCATTTTGCGTGGAATTATCCAAAGAAGTAGAAACAAGCCCTTTGAGCTTATACAACCATTGGTTTGGAAGCTTTTGGGCTATTCCAGAAAAGTATCAAGAATTAGTATTAACAAAATTAAAAGAAAAACAATTATGAGACCAATAGCAATGAAATGTACACAGGAACAATTTGATAGTATTAAGGATAGGATAGTATATGAAAACATTGGAAACTTTAATAACTGTCCTTATTTGACTAACGATAATTTTTTCTCCAAAAGCGGAATTACAAATGGAACTGAAATCTACGAAACATTCAACGCAAACATATTTTTACAAGCGTGTGATGTTGAAGTAGAGAAGGTTTGGAAGGGTAGAGAAATGCAGTATAGAACTATTGGGAATGACTTATGGTGTGACATTGACAGTTTCGAATTTAGACTCAAACCACAACCAAACTATCAAAAAGAAATTGAAGCACTTCAAAATGCTGCTAAAGAAAACGGAATGAAAGTAATAATTAATTTTGAAAAGATATGAGCGCACAAGAACAACACCAAGACTTTTTAATGCTTCAAATAAAAGCGTTACAAACTGAAAACGAACGTTTGAATAACGAACTTAGAAAAGTTAAAGAAGTAGCTTTTAAAGTTACGCTAACCGATCCAAACTTCGACAAACCATTAAACGAAATAGAAACTAATTATGAAATTGTAACATTATGATACTAACAGAAAATTACTCAATTGAGTTCGACGAAAATAACGCTATATTAGTGTTTAAAGAAAACAAAAACAGCGAAAAGAAAGGCGATTATGTTTCAACAGATAGATTTTACTATCCAAATTTAAAAACGTGCTTAAACGCGTTTATTCAAAAGGATTTGCACGGTTCAACCACTGTTTTAAATGTGTTGAATAGGATTGATGAATTAGAAAAAATAATATCTAAAATATGAAAACAATATACAACACTTATGTAATAATGGAATCGCAGGAGCAATGCGATAGAATGAAACAATTATGTATTGACAATGATTTGAAAATTTGGGAAGATGAGCTATTTATCTTTCATAAAGAATTAGGTAATCAATTCTACAATACTATTGATCCGGGTCAAAATGGGTATGTTTATTGTTTTACTGTTTTATATGAAAGCGAACACAAAACAGAAATAACCGAAGCCGAATTTATCGAACTTTTAACAACTACAAAATGAGCCTAGACACCCACACCGAACACAATCCAAAAAATCCAATTAACGAAATCGAATGCACACCGCAAACTGAACTCGAAGAACAGCAAGATTGGAATAAAGAACTACTATCTAAAATAAATAAAACAAAAGCAATTATTTTAGAATTTGAAACATCGCCAAATATGGTATTAATACAATTAAAAAAACTTTATAAATTATGAAAAACGAGATTCAAATAATGCCAGTAAACGACATAATGGATATGTCAAAAATGTTTGTAGAAAGCGGAATGTTTACCGATGCCAAAAGCGTTGCACAAGCGTTCGTAAAAATACAGGCCGGACAAGAAATAGGATTAGCGCCATTTGCCGCAATGTCGGGGATTAATGTAATTATGGGTAAACCAACATTTGGGGCTGGGGTAATTGCATCAAGCGTAAAAGGTAGCGGAAAATATGATTTTAAAGTATCGCAATTGGATGATAAAGCCTGTTCAATAGATTTCTTTGAAGGCAAGGATTTAATAGGAAACTCTACATTTACTATTGAAGACGCAAAAAAACAAGGCACAAAAAATCTGGACAAATTCCCAAAGAATATGCTTTATGCCCGCGCAATGTCTAACGGCCAGAAGTGGTTTTGTCCTGATGTGTTTCAAATGGCAGTTTATGTTCCAGAGGAAATGCCAGAAGTCACGCAAGACGTGCAGCACGTTGAAGTAATTGAAACAAAACCTATTCCGGTAATGAATGACAAGCAATTAAAAAAACTTCTTGAAACAGCTTCAATTGAGCGTTTAGAAGAAGTTTTGAATATGATTGAAGAAGAGAAGTTAATGGCTACGCAAGTACAGGTTTTAAATTTGGAAGATAAATTAAAAGAATTAAGAAATGAGTAAACTACAATTTTTTGAAATGAGAGCGGAACAAATGACCGCTCTCTACGATAGCACTTTCACGAAAAAAGATGCTATTAAAACAGGCGAGAATTTAATCGAAAGCGTATTAGAATCAGGCGACTGCGATATAATGGAATTAGGAGCAAATTTAGCCCGTTTAGAGCAAGTTGTTAGTTCAGCAATGGCAAAGTTCAGAAGTCATATTATTGACAAAGAAAAACAAATAGTTTTAGGTGTTGAATTTTCGCCAGTTAACGGTGGTAATACTGTAAATTATGCAGAAGATGAAGTTTACGTAACAATTAAAAATGATCTAGATGCCAGAACGGAACAATTAAAAATGGCACAAAAACAAGATACATTCGATGCTTACGGAAATCAAGTTCCTAAAGTATCAACAACGCCAAGAAAATCAAGTATAACAATTAAATTTTAATAAAAATGGAAGTATCAGGAAAAGTGCATTTTATCGGGGAATCAATAACAGTTTCATCAAGTTACGAAAAAAGAGAAGTGGTAGTTAAGACAGATGAGCAATACCCACAATTTATTAGTATTGAATTTTCACAAGGAAAATGCAATGATAAAATAGACGCGTTAATGGTAGGTAGCGATGTGACGATAGGAATAAATTTACAAGGCAGGGAATGGACAAATCCACAAGGCGAGGTTAAATATTTCAATTCTATAAAAGGTTGGAAAGTTTCTTAACTATTTAGAACAAATATAAATAAAATAATAAGTACGCTTTTTTGTTGTACTTATTATTTTTTTGTTTATCTTTGAATATTGAAAATCACTAAAAAATAGAAATTATGACAATCGAAATAAACAAAACGGTAAGCAAATCAGGAAGAAGAGTATTGTGGTTTCCATCTATAAACGGTAAAAGAATAACAAGTACTAATTTCGGTAAAAAATGGGAAGCTATAAAATTAGGAAAATTATATTTAGAAATTAAAAGTAATCAATTATGAAAACAACAAAACCATTTCAAGACCTACTTAACATATCAGGTCTTACACAAACAGAATTTGCAGCACGTTTTGAAACTTCAAAGCAAATGATTTCAGACTGGAAAAATGGACGTAAAAACTGCAAAGTTGAAACCTTACAAAAAATAGCCGAATCGTTTGGCTATACATTAAATATTGAATTTAAAATAGAGAAAAAATGAAAGCATTATTAGTCCTTATCGCAGCTATTATTATAATAGTAACAATACATATATTAACCCCTCAATATTACAAATGATGATACTACTCACCACATTAATACTCGCAATATTCCTGTTTTTAGCACTAGTTGCGTTATACATTTCCTTTACCTTAGGAATGGATTTAAACGAAGAAAACGAAGCGTTGCAAGAACGTTTAAAAGAAATCGAAAAAGAGTTGAAATTTCAAATTGACTTAAAAAAGATGTATGAGATTGGATATGATAAATTGAAACAAAATGAAAACGCCCCAACAAATATCTAAAATTTGCGGAACAACTTGGGAAATAGTTTACCGAGCGATTCAAAGATTAAATATCATTCCAGTACATAAAAAAGGCAGGATATGTTATTACGATGAATTTCAATTTGAGTTGATTATTGATAATTTGTTTTATACCGGAAAAATAGAATATTTGATTTATGAAAGCAAAATGAACATCCCGGAAGTAGAAGAAAGTTTTGAGGAATTTAAAAAGAGAACTTATGGAAAAATTAATTAGTATGACTGATTTTGTTTTAGAGCAAGATAAAAAAGCAAGTTTAGGCGGTGCTTATGATAAAATTGTTAGATACGCCAAATTCCTTAAACAATCTTTAACGCTCGGAATGTTTGTCCCTTGTGATGAAAATGGAAACGTATTAGAAGAAATAAACGAAGATTATCCAAATAATGTTGAATATTTTGAAGAGATTGAACAGTATAATAAAGCTAAAAAAAGATGTTTGTTTGAGGGGTTTGAGTGTAATTATTTTGATTTAGGAGGTGCTGAAATAACTAATAAGTCATCTTTCGAGATTATAAATAAAGATAATATTCAGATTTGTATATATAAATCAAAGCCAAATTATTTTATTTGGAATAATACAAATGGAAAAGAACATCCTATAATCGAAGACCTTATAAAATACAAACCATTACTAACTCCTACATCACAAAAACAATTATCATTATGAAAGAGTATAAAGGAATAAACTGGAATAGACAAAAACAACGATGGATAGCAACGATAAATAATCATCATTGCGGTTCATTTACAGACCAAATTGAAGCGGTTCGATGCCGTGATATGTATATTATTACGCATGGATTGGATTTGAAAAAATTACAAATTTTAAAAAAGAAATTATGAAAACAGCAGTAAAAACAACAATTAAAGCGAATGAGAATTTAACAGTTAAAGAAAGTGTTCAAAACATTTATGATGCATTAGCGGATAAACACGCATTTATTATGCTTACATTGGTATCGCATAGCGGAACAGAAACGAAAGTAGGAATTAAAAAAACTTCTATTAAAATGTTTAAGCAATTATGAAAGATTTAATCGAAAGAATACTAAAACTACGTGAAGAAATAAAAGATTTGACCCTCGGTAAAAATGCCATTCAAAACGAAATAAACAAGAAAAAAGAAGTTTTGGAAGAGTTGGAAAAACTTACCGTTAATCAATTAGAGTTGTTTGAGCAATGAAAGTTTTATGTAAACATTGCGAAAATCTTTGCAAAAAATTTGGAAGGATTGAATGTGAAGATTACAAAAAGACCAGTATTGATGATTTAGAAAATCAAAGAAAACAACTTTTGGTATCTGGACAAAATCCAGCTTTATTAAAAGAAATTCAAAGAAAGCTAGATTATTTTAATTGGGGTATTAAATAATTTTGTATATTTGCTTTATAGTTGCCGTCTCACATTACGAAACAAACGGAATTATAACTAATCCGATAATGAACATAGAAGTGAGACGCTATGGGATTTATCGGATTTTTTAATTTATATTATATGGATAGAATTTATCATCGTTATGAAAAATGGGAATGTTTTAAAAATGGATTTTTTAGAAATGTTTCTGGACAAGAAAAAATACCTTTATCTGAAAAGGTTATAGAGTTATTTAATGATTCTGAAAAAACAAAGGAATTTATGTTTAAGGTTATAAGCGAATGGAAATATTCGTGTGAACACAATTTAAGCAATTTATCATTAAATCGAGTTGCTTGGCTTGGACAGTCAGCGTGCTGTATTTATGCTAAAATTCCATATTCAATCACAATGGAAAATTGGCGAAATGTTCCAAAAGATAAACAAGATATTGCCTGCGATATTGCAGAAAAAATAATTAAAGAGTATGAATTATGCCTAAAATCTATTTAGAACAAAACGTTTACGATGCAGCGGTTGAAAGAGTAAAATTTACTTTTGACAACTTTGAAAAAATATATCTTTCGTTTTCGGCCGGAAAAGATAGTACCGTAATGCTTCACATAGTAATGGATGAGGCAGTTAAAAGAAATGTAAAAATAGGACTAATGATAGTTGACTTAGAAGGACAGTATAAATTAACTATTGATCACATGAAAGCTTGTATTGAAATGTACAAAGATAATATTGATTTATATTGGGTATGCTTACCTATTCACTTAAGAAATGCCGTTTCTGTATTTAAGCCATTTTGGAAGTGCTGGGATTCAGAAGTAAAACAGGACTGGATTAGAGAGCTGCCTAAACAATCCATTTCAGACCCTAAATTTTTTCCATTTTTTCGTGACGGTATGGAATTCGAGGAATTTGTTCCAGAGTTTGGTGAATGGTATTCTCAGGGCAAAACTTGTGCGTGCTTGGTTGGAATTAGAGCAGACGAAAGTCTTAATCGCTATAGAACCATTGCAAGTGATAAAAAAATAAAATTTCAAAATAAGCAGTACACTACAAAAGTTACTGACAATATTTTTAATGTTTACCCAATTTACGACTGGAAAACAGAGGATATATGGACTTATCACGGTAAAAACAAACACAAAAGGCACAATGGATTATATGATATGATGCAAAAAGCTGGCCTATCAATTCATTTGCAACGCATTTGCCAACCATATGGAGACGATCAAAGAAGAGGTCTGTATCTATTTCATTTAATTGAGCCAGAAACTTGGGCAAAAGTAGTGGCAAGAGTTGAGGGCGCAAATAGTGGTGCATTATACGTTCAAGATACCGGAAACATAAACGGTTACGGAAAGATAACAAAGCCTATGCATCATACTTGGAAGTCGTTTTCTGAATTAATATTAAATACTTTGCCGGAAGTTACATCTGAACATTATAAAAATAAAGTTTTCACTTTTATTAAATGGTGGGAAGAAAGAGGTTATAAAGACGGCATTCCCGATGAAGCACCATCTATTTTAGAGAGCGAAAGACTCGCGCCATCTTGGAGACGTATATGTAAGTCATTATTAAGGAATGACTATTGGTGCAAAGGACTTGGATTTACCCAACACAAAACAGATGCTTATAACAAGTATTTAAAACTAAAGAAAGAACAAAGAGAATTAAACAATTTTAAATTATAATAATTATGAAAAATCAAATTATATCACTTATTCAAGAGCTGCAAAAATTAAATGTAGATGAAAAAGTACAAGCTATGAATGAAATAAAAATAGCAATGCACGAAATAAGCCCTTTTAATTCTGAGCCTGTAGATTGTGTTTTATGGGTAAAAAATGAAACTATACACGCTAACGACTATAACCCAAATAGCGTTGCGCCTCCAGAAATGGAATTGCTTAGGCTTTCAATAAGTTCAGATGGATATACACAGCCAATTGTTTCTATGTTGGAAGACGATATGCAAACGAGGGAGGTTATAGATGGGTTTCACAGAAATAGAGTTGGAAAAGAATGTGAGGAAATTCAAAAAAGAGTTCACGGATACTTGCCAGTAGTTACGATTAATGAAGACAGGACTAAAATAAATGACCGAGTAGCCTCTACTATTAGACATAACAGAGCTAGAGGAAAGCATAAGATTGACGCCATGAGCGATATTGTTATTGACTTGAAAAAACGTAATTGGAGCGACGCAAAAATATCTAAAAATCTTGGAATGGATCAGGACGAGGTTTTGAGGCTTTGTCAAATTGGAGGTTTGGCCGAATTGTTTTCAGACAAAGAATTTTCTAAAAGCTGGGAAGCTGAAAATTACCAAGATGATGAAATATAGCAATGACAAAAGAGTGAGTTTTGATAGTAAGACTCACTCTTACTTTTTAGGTAAAAAAAGACTTGAATCGGTAACGACTTTATTAAGTACGTTTAAAAACAAATTTGATTCTGAATACTGGAGCAAAGTAATAGCCAAAAGAGAGAACAAAACACAGGAAGAAATACTCGAACAATGGAAGGAAAAAGCTAATAAATCCTGTGAAATAGGAACGGCAATACATAAGATATTTGAAGATTATACGTTAGGGAATTATTCGTTATTACACAATGAAATTTCAATTGATTTTTTTGACATAAAGCCGGAATATTTTACAGAATTTCACGCAAAAGCAATTGTAACAACTAATTTTATAAAAGACTTTTTTCTAACTAAAAGAATTATTCCTTTACATTCCGAATACATTTGCTATAACGAATCGATTGCCGGGCAAATAGATATGATATGTACAGACTCAAAAGGAAATTATTACATTTTAGACTTTAAAACAAATGAGAAAATAGATTTTGAGTCTTATAAGAATACGAAAATGCTGGGTATTTTAAACTTTATTGACGATAGTAGTTATTGGCATTATTGTTTACAGCTATCTATTTACAAAGAGTTATGTAAAGAATTTGATATAAGAAAATTATTTTTAGTTCATATAACAAAAGAAAAATATCATTTTATTGAGTGTGAAAACATTTTAGAAAAAATAAATTTAAGTGATATAATTCAATAAAATTTATTATATTTGTGTTTGTATTATTGGTGGAGCATTAATACACAGAAAAACATTATTGACTATCCTATCAGGGCGGAACTCCACTTCCAAACTGATAGGATTTTTTATATTATGAAAAAAACACTTTACCCACATCAAAAAGATTTCCTTGATGAAATACTTTTAAAAATTAAAGAAGTAGATTCTGTTTGTTGCCAATTAAGTACAGGCGGCGGAAAGACCGTAGTGTTTACAGAGCTAGTTAAAATTTTAGATTCAAAGACATTAATTTTAGTTGATAGTATTGATCTTGTAAATCAAACTTTTGATACATTTAAAAAACAAGGTGTTGACGTTGGTTGTATTTTGGCTGGAAATACAAAAATACCTGAAAATAAAGTAATTGTTGCAATGATAAAAAGTCTTTGGAATAGACGTAAAAAAATGCCATTATTTGAAGTTTGCATAATCGACGAATGCCATTTATGGGAGGTAAATAAGCTATTTGAATTTTTACCAAACTGCAAACGAATTGGATTTACAGCAACCCCAGTAAGATTAAAACGAACCAAAATAGACGATGAGTATTCGGAAGTTGAAACGATGTCGCAATGGTATGATAATATTGTATGCGGCAAACCAATTAGCTGGTTAATGGAGCACGGATATTTAATACCAGAAAAAAACGAATACATTGACTTTGACTCATCAGGATTAAAAACAGATGCAAGCGGTGAATTTACCGCTTCTTCACTAAAAGAAGTATTCCAAAGTGAAACTTATAAAAATGCACTTCGTAAAACTTTTGATAAATTATGCGACGGTAAAAAAACTTTACTTTTCACTTCGTCAACCGAAACTAACGCAATTTATGCAGAACTTTTTAGCGATAAAAACGTAAAAACATACGATAGCGTAAATAATAATCCAAACGAACGCGATGATATTGTAGAATGGTTTAGGACTACACCGGATGCCGTTTTAATTAATACCGGATGTTTCACAAAAGGTTTTGACGTTTGCGATGTCGAGGTAATTTTAATGGCACGCGCAACAAAAAGCCTTTCGTTATGGATTCAAATAGCTGGCCGTGGAGCTCGTAAAACCTCAAAAATAGAAAAACCTTATTTTTTATTAATCGATGGGGGTAACAATAATGAAGAACACGGAATATTTAGTTTTGATAGGGATTGGAGAAAGATATTTTTTGATAAACAACGAAAATCATATTTAAAAGACATTTACGAATGTGAAGAATGCGGCTTTAGTTTTGAGAAAAAAGACAAAATATGTCCTAATTGCGGGTGTGAAATTCCTGAAAAAGAAAAACCGGAAGAAGTTGAACAAAAGGAGTTTGTAATTAAAGGACAAAAAAATAAGATTTTACCCCCTACTTTAGATTTAGAATTTCATATTATTAAGGGTCATTCTAAATATGAAACATTAAAGATTTTAAGAATGAAGTGGATTACTTTTTTATGTAAATTAGACCTCCCATTTAATGACTTCATTTGGCACGAAAATAAAGGAAATTTCCAAATGAGATTTAATAAATTTTTAAGACCGTTATTTTTTAAAATATTAGCTTCAATTTTAAAAGATGGAAAACATACAAAATACAATACTGTTTGCGAAAAAATACTAACCGATACTAAAATAAAAAAATATGAAATTTAGCTTTTACCAAAATATAAAAGACCTTAATAAAACCGATATTGATTTAGAAAATTATATTGATATTGTTAAAAACGGTAAGTATCAGGATTTAGTTTTAACGGCTCGTTCGGTTAAAAAAGACGTTCAAAAATATAAGGAACTAAAAAACCAAATGCCAGTTATTACAGGTTCAGCAGTAATGAATCAAGGCAGTAAAAATGCTTCAAATATTTTAGAATTGAATGGTTTAATTGTGATTGATATTGATGATGATGTAGATTTACAATTGTTAAATAAAATTAATGAAGATAAATACACTTTTGTTTCTCATCGTTCTTTTGGAGGTGACGGGCTTTGTGTATTTATAAAAATTAATCCAAATAAGTTTTTGGAATCGTTTAATGAAATTGGACAATATTATTGGGATACGTTCAATATTATGATTGATCAAAGTTGCAAAAATAAAAACCGTTTGCGCTTTTTGTCTTATGACCCATATATTTTCCAGAATGAAAAAGCGGTTAAATTTATTGCAAAAACAAAAGAAAAAAAGATAGTAAAGAAAGATTTTATCTTTGTTCAAGATGACTTTAGCCAAATTATAGATAAATTAAAAGGTATTGATCTATGCCAAGATGACTATAAAAGATATTGCGACATTGGTTTTGCAATAGGTTCGAAGTTTGGAGATTCTGGATTAAATTACTTTAAAGCAATTTGCCAAAATGGATCTAAATATGTAGAAAAAGATATTGAAAAACACTATAAAAACTTTTGTAAAGGTGGTAATATAACGATTGGAACATTTTATCACTATGTAAAAAGCGAAGGAATAGAAGTTTATTCTGAACTTACAAAGAAAACTATTGCAACGGTGGCAATGCAAAAAACACAAGGTACACCTACAATTGAAAGTGTAAAAAAACACGTTACTGAGGTTTTAAAATTAGAAGCTCCAACAGACGAATTAATTTTGGATATTATTAATTCAAAAATTGATTTACAAGTTGAGAGTGAAGAAACCGAAGTAAACCAGTTAAAAAACTTTATTCACGAAAATTACAATCCATACCGGGATTCAATCACAAATGAAATTTTTATAAACGATAAAATTTTAGATGACATAAAATTAAATTCTATTTACTTTTCTGCTAAAAATTGTCTTGATTTTAACGTGAATAAGTCAGACGTTCGAGATATGATAAATAGTGAGGCAACACAAGTTATTAATCCATTAAATGAATTTTTTAGTAACAAAGAGTTTGAAACTGGAAATATCGAAAAATATGCAGATTGCATTTATCCAAATTCAGATTATAACCGCTGGGCTTTTAAAAAGTGGCTTATTGGTTCGGTTCATAATTGGATTAGTCCACATCACGAAACAAAAGTAAGCCCCTTAACTTTAGTTCTTTGTGGTCAAAAACAAGGGACTGGAAAGACTTCTTTTTTTAGGAACCTATTGCCAAAAGATTTACGAAAATATCTAATTGAGCACCGCATCGATGCAAAAGATAAAGATTCAATTTACAACCTTGTAAAAGGACTTTTAGTTTTAGATGATGAGTTTGGGGGACTAGCCACAAAAGACGTAAAAGACTTTAAAAAAATAGCCGATGCAAACCAAATCGACATACGTTTGCCGTATTCCGCTTTTTACTCAAAAATGAAACGTAAAGCCTCTTTATGCGGCACAAGCAATGAGCGTGATGTTTTAAAAGATGTTACCGGAAATAGACGTATTTTACCTATAAATGTGGAAAGTATCGATTATGATCGAATGATAAAAATCAATACAGATGATTTATGGCGCGAAGTGTTTGATTTATACCGTAAAGACTTCGATTGGAAAATATATAGTAGTGATGATATTGAATATTTGAAAAGTAATACATCATTTAATCTTGAAGTTATGCCAGTCGAAGAAATATTTTTTGATACTTATTCTTTAGAAGAAAATGGAAAACATACAGAAGAGCAAATTTTAAATCAAGGTCAAATTTTACATAAGCTAAATTCGGTAATGTCTTTTAATATTTCAAAATACGATATTAAGGATATACTTACAAAAAACAAAATAATTTACAAATCTTATAAAAGAAATGGAAAAGTAGTTTTCGGATTAAAATTATTTACCGAACCGATATTTAATCAAAATGAAAGTAATAACGTACCTTTTTAGGCTAAAAGGTAATAAGGTAAGAAAAAGGTAATAAAAAAACATTACCTAATAAGCCCAATGAGAATAAGACTTAAACCCAAAGGTAATAAGGTAAGGTAAATTTATTATAAAACTCTACAAATAATTTCATTTTACATATATTACGCATATTATGAATTTTTATATTTTTTCTAAACTCTTTTAAAATAAAAATATTACCCCTAAAAACATTACCTATGACAGAATCACAATTACAACAAAAAATGATAATTTGGTTTAAAAACGAATACCAAATTAAAGGAAAAGGATTAATTTTCGCAGTTCCAAACGGTGGATCCAGAAATATTCTCGAGGCCAAAAACTTAAAACTTACCGGGCAAATGGCAGGGGTTTCTGATTTGATAGTATTACTAAATAATAAATGTATTTTTATTGAAGTGAAAGGCGAAAAAGGAATCCAAAGCGAAGTGCAAATAAAATTCCAAAACAACGTACAATTATTGGGATTTGAATATTATTTAGTTAGAAGTTTGGAAGAATTTAAAAAAATTATAATATGACAACTAACTGCAAACATTGCTTTTTAAAATGCAAAGTAAAAGGAAAAACAGAATGCGACAAATACCAATCAATAGCATCACGCCCAGAACAATTAAAAATAGAAATTAAAGAAGCTTTTAAAATTGGTGATTATGAGAATGGGAAGGAATTACAGGATGAGTTATTTAGAATGAATCACGGGTAGTTGTTTAGAATGATTATAAATTACAATAATATAATCCAAAATACATATAAATATTGTAAATTTGAAAAACTTTAAAAATATAGAAAATATGGAAAAATTAACGCTAGGTACAATTAGAGACAAAAAATCTGAAAAAGAATTAAAAAAAGAATTTGAATTTATTAATTTTTCAGAAGCTATTAAAAAAGAAATGTTACTGAATGGTATTTATTATAGAAAAGCAAAATTTCAATGCTTCAATGACAATATGTTTACTTATGGTTATTCAAATCATTCTACATTTTTTGAATTTACTTTTATGTGTGAAGATACTTTATTAGACAGAATGACTATTAAAAGCTTATTAGAATTAAAAAATATAAAATGGTTTGACAATAGGATTTTCGACAAAAAAACAATGGAAGTGTTAGGCGGTATTTCATATTCCGTATTGGATTAAACATAATCTACTACAAATAACATTAGATCGTTGGTTAAACGGCACTAGAATTATATCATTGCATCGTTTGGAATGTTTGGCTAAAGAGGATGGAATGAAAATTGTAATTAAAATAGAAAAATTATGAAAACATTAGTAATACATCCAAAAGACACATCTACAGATTTTTTATCTCATATTTATAAATATAGAAATTTTACAGTTGTTACGGATAACCCTCCAAATTCCACATTAAGAAAAATGCTAAGAATCCACGACAGAATTATTATGCTGGGTCACGGAACAAAAGATGGTCTTTTTGGTCATAAAAAGTTTATGATTGACTCAAATGACGTGGCTACTTTGAGAGAAAAAGAAATAATAGCCATATGGTGTAACGCTGATGAATTTGTAAAAAAATACAATTTAAAAGGCTTTTATAGTGGGATGTTTATTTCTGAATTTGACGAGGCTTATTATGAAGGGGTTTATGGATTAACAACTGATGAAATAGAAAAATCCAATAACGATTTTGCAAAAATATTAGGTAAGTATTTAGATAGTGATAATATTTTAGAATCAGTTAAAGATGAGTACAGAGATGACGACAACTCAGTCGTAGTGTTTAATAGAAATAGATTGTTTAGTAATCGATAAAAATACAATCAAATGAAACTAACAAAAAAATTTATTAAAGAAAATGCGGAAATGACTTTGAAAGAAGCGTTTCCTGAGGTGTTTGAAACATTTACAGGATGGATGATAAGTAATGGTAATGGATGGTTAGGATATTTTGAAAAAAACATTTTAAAATACGGATTAGTTGATGAATTTTGGTTTTTGTCGTCTAAAGCTATTATTGTAAAAACTGTAAATTGCGATAGACCAGCTACACCACAAGAAATTAAAGACGCTTTAGAAAAAGAAGCGGTTAGGCGTTACCCAAAAGAATGTACAGTTAAAGATTTATCCGGAGAAATTAAAAAACTATACTTACAAAGATATTATGATTATTATTTAGAAGCAAATGATCTTTATTTTTGTGGATTGTTAATGTTTAAAAATGGACAATGGGCAACCATCATACCAACAATCACAAAACAAGAAGCAGAGGAACGTTTAGGAGTGAAAATAATATGAAAACCTACATAACAACCCTACAAGCCATCGATAACACCGATGGCTTATTAAAACAATTCATTGGACAGAATATTATGGCAAATAATATCGATGAAGCCGAAGAAATATGTATCAATTCGTTTCCATTTTTAAGCGTCTTAGGAGAAAAAATATGTGAGTATGATGAAAATATGAATGAAGTTGATGTTAGTTTGAATTAAATTTGTAAATTTGGGGTATGGCATATAATCAAGAACAGCAAGATAAAATATTTAATGAGATTTGCGAGTATATAGAGCAAGGTAAGTCTTTGCGCTCTATACTTAAATCTTTTGATATGCCAAGCTCACGAACATTTTATAGTTGGTTAGATGAAAGCGAAGAGAAAGTAAAACAATACGCGCGCGCGACCGAGATCAGAGCTGAAAATATATTTGAAGATATGTTAGAGATTGCAGACGATGGAACTAATGACTATATGACTATAACTAAAGGAGATATTGAATACAATGTTGAAGATAGAGAAGTGACAAATAGAAGTAAGTTGAGACTTGATGCTCGTAAGTGGATGCTTTCTAAAATGCAGCCTAAAAAATATGGCGATAAAATACAACAGGATATTGAAATTACAGGATCTTTAAACATTCCAAATATTCCAGACATTGGAAACCGATAATAAATATAAATATTCAAAAGCGTATTTCAAAATATGTAATTTGATATTGAATAATCCAAAAGAAACTGTATTTGTTATTCGTGGTGGTCAGGGAGCGAGTAAAACTATTTCTATTTTGGAATTATTAATCCAAAGCCTTATAAGTTCGCCAAAGGAAATATCTGTTTTAAGCTCGGAACTTTCAAAAATGAAACGAACGGTTATTCGAGATTACAAAAAGATTTGCAAAGATTGGGGAATTATTAAGAACGATTCAGATTTCAACAAGTCAGAAAGTAAACACGAACTACCAAACGATTCTTATTTAGACTTCTTAGGTGCTGATATTAACGATGTTGGTAAAGGATTTAGACGCGATATACTTTATATCAATGAAGCCGATAAAATGGAGATTGATACAGCGGTTCAATTTATTTCACGTGCTAAATTAACGATTATTGATTATAACCCTGACTCTTTATTCTGGGGTGACGACTACATAAATGAAAATAATTTCATTACACTAACTTTTGAAGATAACGAGTACTTGCCACAAAGCGAGGTCGATTCTATTCTAGACTATAAATTAAAAGGGTTTCATAATCCAAAATTACCATTTGAATTACTTTTTAAAGACGATAATATCAAATCAACTTATTGGGCAAACAAGTGGCGCGTGTATGGATTAGGTATGGTAGGGTCGTTAGATGGGGTCGTGTTTAATAATTGGAGAGAGATTGAAACTATGCCAACCGAAGCGAGGTTGTTGGGATATGGTGTCGATTTTGGATACTCAAACGATCCAACCGCTATAATTGAAGTTTGGAAATATAACGATAAACGAATTTTAAACGAGATTTGCTATTCAAAAGGACTTTCAAATAGAGAGATTGCCAATAGAATCGATACATTAATGCCTGCTTACTGCGATAGTGCCGAACCGAAATCAATTGCAGAGCTGCAAGACCTTGGAATTAATGCCTATCCAGTTGGGAAAGGTGCTGATTCCATTAATTTCGGTATTCAAATAATGCAGGAATACGACTACTTAATAACTTCAAAGTCAGTTAATTTAATTAATGAATTTCAAAAATACACGTGGCAAAAAAATAAACGAACCGGAGACAAAGAAAATAAACCAATAGATAAATTTAATCACGCAATAGATGCTACAAGGTATCACGAAATGGAATCTATCAACGGAAATTCAACACTATGCATAAAATAACTGAACTAAAAGCAGGTGAATTTATTGACTTGCAGGAGTATGCAAAGTCGTTGCAAAAAGAAAGTGAAGATTCAGTTGATATAATTGAAAAATTTTATTTACTTTTGAATGGACAAATGCCAAAGACTGAAAAAGAATGCTTTGAAATTGTAGAAGATTACGCAATACAGATTGAGCAAGTCAAAGAAGATTTTGAATTTATATTTAATCCCCCACCGTTACCTAGCACAATTGAAAATCAATTGAATTCAATAGGTGACGAATATCGTAAAGAGTTTTCAGAAATGTACGGGGGTTGGGTAGAATTAGTTTATTTGATTTCGACAGTATTTCAATATAAACCGGATGAAGTTTTAGAAATGAGGGCACAGGATTTTTTATTTTGGGGTAATTATTTGTTACATAAAAAATACGTAGAAAATATAAAATGATTTCAAAAATAACGAACTATATCGTAAATCAATTTCAACAAGATGAATTAGTCCATACTATTTCTTTGGAGGCAATCGATGTTAAAAAAGAAAATATATATCCTTTAGTAGCTTTAAAATACAATGGAGAAGATGAAAACGAAGACGGATCGCTTCTTTATCACGACTATACCATCCATATTTTACAGCAACGCGACAGCAACCGTAAAATGAAGCCTTCTAAATTATTGGAAGAAACTAATTGGATTGACAACCTTAACGAATGCAGTTCTATAGCTAATAATTTTATTAATTATATCCGTAGATTAGAGATAAACGAGAACATAAACGTAGTAACCGTTTCTAAAAAAGAACCGTTGTCAGGATTTGGAGGTGCAAATCTTGACGGTTTTGTGTTTGACATTACTTTTAGTATGCCTAATACTGGATATTGTGGAACGTAGTACGTCAGAATTACAAAGCATAGCGCGTGAGATTGTGGCTAAAAGTAAAAAGAGTGCTCACGTTGATACTGGTAGACTGAAAAGAAGTATTAGTTACGTAATTAATTTACAAGGCATACCTACTTTCACTGAAGTTTTTTATGGACAATTTGGTGACAACTCGGATTTAGAGGAAAATTTAAAAGCAATGTGGCCTAGTGATGAGCCCTACAATTTAATTTGGGTAGATGATAATGGAAATCCGTATCAAGTTATTCGTAAAACAGCAAGCGGACGCGTTGGAATTGAAACAAAAGCAACGAAAGCCACAACAAGAAAAAGTTTAGGTATTAATGGAATTAAGAACTTTTTAAAAAGTTTTAACAATGGCAAAGCGCAGGACACGGCAACAGATAGCAGCGGACAAGATAATTAGAAAAAATCTTGATATTTTGGGTGAGAAAATTTATAAACAAACCAGAAGAACCACAAGAGTATTAACTGGAAGTTTGAAAAATTCGATTAACTTTGCTGTAAAACCTGATACAAGATTGACGTTTTACCAAAATGTATACGGTAAAGATGTAAGGCCAGCAGGTAAAAAAAGCGGCGAACTTGATGCTTTGATGATTACAATTAAGGAATTGTTACCCGAAGGAATAGAAGTTATAAAAAAAGATTTAACAGAAAGTATTTTATATCCATTCAGAAATAAATGATCACACCAACTACCATAACCAGCGAAAATCAAATTTACCTTACGGGTTCGCCAATTAATTTAAGGATTAGAAATCTTGCAGCAGACAGCACAATTAAAAGTGTAGTTTGTGAATTATATGTTTGGAACGGAAATCTAAACGCACCGCCAACATTGGCGAGTTATACATTGGTTGCTGACAAAGTTTCAAAGTTAGATAACTATATTAATTTTCAAATAGCTGAAATAATACGCTCACATATTACAGGAACTAAATTTGCGTGGACTTCTGGAAACGATGCACCAAGTATCGCAGGTGAAGGCGTATTTTTTCAAACTAAATACCAAGTAACAAATGATGGCGATGTCGTAGAAGCTGCTATATCAAGTACTACGAACTTCGCCACCCTTGGTTATAGATATGACTTTGAACAGTTGGGAGATTTAGGATTACCTCAGCCTTATTTAGGATTGTTGCCTATAAATTATTCAAGGAATTACACCGAAAAAATACAGTATTTCAAACGTGATTTTGATTATACAAAGACTTTAGAAGCTTGCACAAGCAAAAATATAATTTTAAGTGTAGTTAATCCGGTCACAACTTGCAAACCTCAATTAGGTGACAAGTACCTAGTAGTTTACATTAACCGTTTAGGATTGTGGGATTATTTTACGCCATACGGTAAGACAATCAAATCAACCAAAGTAAGTTCAGATACGAACCCTAGATTATATCGAAATCCAAATAGCATAAATAATAATGTCATTCATTCAAAGTCACGCGTAATTGATACATCTGAGCAATCGTACACGATTAATACTGGAGACCTTCATGAAACAATGATTGAACAAGTCGAAGAAGTTATTTATTCGCCATTGGTTTACTTATTGGAATTTACAGGCGAAGTATTTACAGTTATTCAAGAAGGTTTAACTGTTGATAGTACAACGGTAACGGTTGATGGTACGACATACACGGTTGACAATGATACCGTGACAACTTTAGATTTAGGATATTATTCTACATTCAAACAAATACCAGTAACAAACGGAAATACTAATTTTGTTAAGAAAACACGTTTGAATGATAAAGGAAAGATAAATTATGATTTGACTTTTGACGTGACTATGGATCGAATTAATAATTTAAGATAATGAATTTAAAAACAGAAGTATATATTTCAATAGATAACGAAAACTTTAGTAAAATTGATTTAGCGAAAAACGAATCAATCAATATAAAGTATGTACTTAAAGACACGACTGATTTATCGAAAATATTTTCGCCTTTTAGTTTATCATTCACTTTTCCCGGAACATTAAACAATCAAAGAATTTTTGGTTTTGTTGGAAATACAAAAGTATTCAAGACAAAAACAGATAATGTTTTCGCGTGCAAGATTTACAGCAACGGATTATTAAGTCAAACAGGTAAATTAAAACTTACCGAGGTTAGGGAAGAAAATGGCTTTATAAAATCATTTACAGCTAATTTCACAACTACAATGATTTCGTTGCAGACTCGTATGGGAAGTGATTTAATTAATGATTTGCCGACCACACCAGTTAAAATAAAATGGTTACCTAACGATGTGTTTAGCTCATTAAGTTCTATTAAAGTTCATTCATCAGGAGCGAAATATTACGTGCCATTAATTTCAAGAAATAGAATTTTTCAAAGAAGATTAAATATCGAAACAGATTATTTGGACAATGTTTTTTATGTTGCTGGTGCAGATCCAGCAAGTACAAAAACAATTAAATCATCTGAATTAAGACCAGCAATCCAAGGGCGTACAATTATTGATTTAATCAAAGCTAAATACAATCTCATTATTGATATGCCGTTAGAGTCAACACAAGAGTATAACGATTGGTACGTTTACTGTAATGCAGAAAGTACAGCAACAAACAATTTAGTAAAAGTTGATTTAATTAATCCGTTTGTTTTATCAGTAGTTGACCAAAAAAACGATATTGGCGGAGACGGTTTGCCTAGCTCCCCAAGATACACAACTACAATGGATACGGTTAACGACAACATCACTATATTACAAAACAATTCATTCTATCCAACAAGGTGGGGAGGCGATTTTCAATTAACTGTTAGGCTAAATGGAATTATTATTTTAGATGACGCTACAACAGGCGATTTCCTAATAACAGTTAAAAGAAGCGATGGGCGAATTTTATACAGCGAAACAGTTTCTAAAATAGGCACGATGTTAGAAGCAGAAATAAACATAACCGATGAAATGTTTATTGGAACTTCTTTAACTTTTTCAATTGAAATTTCACCCAAACAAACATCAACTTGGAATAAGATGGATTTTTTCACCATTCAAGAATATTACCACACTTATAAATTTTTGACAGTAAAATCAGTAGAAAGAAAAAAATGGCAATATGTAAGTTTTGGAAATGACAATAGCGCGCAATCAGGAGCGGGAATAATTGATTTATTTAAAGCTTTGCCGCAAACAAAATGCGTAGATTTCTTAAATTCATTTTTCAAAACGTTTAATATTTCAATATTCGACGCTTCGCCAAATGACGATAAACTTTTTTGGTTAACGCCTCAGGATTTACTAGTGGAAAATAAAGCATTTTCTAAAAAAGTAGTAGATTATACGCCTTATATTGTGTCAAAAAACATAACAAAAAGCTTACCGGCTGATTTCAATTACTATAATTTCAAACATTTAACGTCAAAATACAAATCAAATATTGATTTTAAATCGACAAACGGTATAGAATTTGGACAAACTACATATCCAACTATTAAACCTACTGAAAATTTAAACGAGTATAAGGTAGAAACTGGATTTTCAATCTTAGAAGCTTTGCCAATATCTGGAATGACAGACGAATTTACAAGTTACGGGTTTAATTCAGACGCACCGGAAACATTAGAAGGGGGCGAAAAAAGATATAAGCCAAATGTAGATGAATTAACTATTTTCTTTGCGTGTGTATTACGTAATTTATCAGGTGATAAGGTTTTAGGATTTCAAAAAACTAGCCTAAGCGGGGCATTAATTACAGCACCGTTAAATTCATATATAAAAACAAGTCCGGTACATCCTAACGGTTTTAGCTTTGGATTTAGTTTGATTCAAGAAAGCGTACAACGTAGTTTATATTATGATTTTTATAAAACACAAACAGAAAGATTATTAAATCCAAACACTTTAAACCAATCTTTTGAATTAGAATTACCAGCAAGCGAATTAGTTTTAAACTATGCAACAACCGAAAGTGGAATGTCATTAGTTCCAGACGGTTTTAGATTACAAAATGAAATAATATTGCAGGAAAATAGATTTTCACTAATTGACGCTACTATTGATATTACAACCGGAAAAGCAAAAATAAACGCATTAAATTTTACATAAAATGGCAGACGAAACAAGTAAAGAAAAGGTAGTAATTGATTTTAGCACGAATGCAAATGCAGCTAAAAAAGACACAGATAATTTTCGTGCGTCCATTGATGCAACGGTAACGAGTACTGAGGAACAAACACAGGCGGTCACTCAGCAGGACAAGGCTTATAAAAGTATGAAAACTCAGCTTCGTGAGGCTAATCAAGAGTTAACAAAGTCTATTCAACTATACGGAGAAACTTCAACGCAGGCGGTTAACGCGGCAAAAGGAGTAGCAAATTTAAAGGATCAAATAGGTTTCGCAAAAGATTTAAGCGAGTCATTTAATCCTGATCAAAAAATGAAAGCGTTAGGTGCGGCAACCAAACTAGCTGGAACAGGATTACAGGGCGTTACTTCTGGAATGGCTTTGTTTGGTGACCAATCAAAAGACACACAAGAACAGCTATTAAAAGTGCAGGCGGCTATGGCTTTTAGTGATGCAATTAGTGGTTTATCAAATATTGGAGACCAATTTCAAGTATTTAAATCAGTTGTAAAATCTACATATGCCTCAATTATTACAGCAAAGCAAGCTGAAATAGTTGTAACCGAGGAAGCAACAGCGAAGCAAATAATTTTAAATACGGTTGCAAAAGCAAACCCATATATTTTATTAGCTTCAATAATTGGTGCTGTTACTATTGCTACAGTTGCTTGGTATCAAGCCAGCGATAAAGCAAAAACATCATTAAACGAAGCTACAAGCGCGGTTTCCAAAAACAAAATGCAAACAGAAGCTTTGACCGAATCAATTGACGAATCGAAAAGCTCTACTGAAGCCTATAATAACATTGAAGTTTTGCGAGCTAAGTCATTAGGAGCAACAGACGAGCAAATCCAAAAGATTATAAAAAGCCAGAAAGAAATGGCCGTTACAAATGCGGGCAGCGCGTCTAGCGAAGCTTATGCAAATTTACTAACAGCAGGTGAAGCGGCAAGATTAGCGATTAAAACCGGTAATAAGGACTTAATTAAAGACGCTCAAGAAAACCAAAAAGCAGCACAGGAACTTTATAAAAAATCAAATGATAGTTATAACCAAGCTATTTTAGCAGACGTTGAAAATAATTTAAATGCAAAAATTGAAGCGAATACAAAACAAAAGGAAATTGATGACAAAGCAGACCAAAAAGAACAAGAAAGACGTGACAAAATAGCAGAAAAGAAAAGACAAGAACGTGAAAAAGAATTAGAGTTACAAAAAGCCTTTGATGCCGATGTTTTAAAACAGCAACAAGCAATGAATTTGGCACGTGTTGAAATTGAAATGCAAGATAAAGCAGACGAACGCGAAAGATTACAATTACAGCAAGAAGAAACAAGTGCTAATATCGATGCTTTAGACGCTCAAAATGAAGCCAGCGCGAAAAAACAAATCGATACCGAACAAAAAATAGTTGACGCAAAAAAAGCAAATCAACAACAGATAGTATCAGGTGGCGAACAGCTAATTAAAAATGTGGCTTCATTAGCCGGAAAAAACAAAGCTATTCAAAAAGCCGCTATTATTGCGGATGGGGGTGTGTCTGTAGGAAAAGCGGTTGCGAATACCAGTGAGGCGGTTACAAAGGATTTAGCGAAAGGGATGCCGTTTTCAATTCCACTAGTTGCATTAGATTTAGCAGTAGGAGCGACTTCGATAGCTTCAATTATTTCTGGAACTTCGAAAGCATTACAGGCAGTAGGAGGTGGTAGCGCACCGACAGCACCAAGTTTGCCAAGCTCACAAGGGATCTCGGCAACACCGCAAACAGGATTTCAAGCATCAAGTGAAAATCAAATAAGCACCTCGATAAATAACGCACAACAACAAACGCCAATTATCAAGGCTTTCGTAGTGGGGAGCGACGTTACAACGCAGCAAAGCTTAGATGCTAATTTAGTAAAGCAAAATAGTTTTGGTGGGGCAGTTGTAAAATAATTAAATAAAATGTAATTTGTATTATAATATTATTTATATTTGCTATGAATAATTGTGTGAAGTTGCACAAAACCAAAATTTAGCCATTTTGAAAAAACGTATTAAAAGACCTAAAAGCCTACTTGATTAATTTCGAGTAGGCTTTTTGTCGTTACATTCAAAAATATGAAAGTATATAAATTAACAAGACCAGAAGATTATAAAGGATTATTTGCTGAAAGTTTGGTGACAGATCCAGCTATCCAAAGTAATTTAATGGCGTTTAGCGAAGAAAAAGAGTTCACATTTCAGGATGAGGAGCAAAGAATTATCTATGCGCCCGCTTTGATACCTAACAAAATGATTTTTCGCAAAGATATTCAGGGAGAACCAGCACACGTATATTTTGAAAAAGAAACTATCAAAGAATTACTAATCGAGCAATCAAGACAAGGACAAAAAACACTTATAAACGTAAACCATTCAGCGGACGTAGTTGAAGGGTGTTTTATTTTCGAATCTTGGATAGTTGATGATAAACAAATCGATAAATCTTTTAAAATGGGTTTCGATGTTCCAGAAGGTACGTTAATGCGAGGTTACAAAATCGATAACGATGCAGTTTGGAATGATATTAAATTAGGAAATTTAAAAGGTCTTTCAATTGAAGGTCAATTATTTCCAGAAGAAGTAAAATTAAATAAACACGATATGAACAAAAAAGGATTAATTACTTTGGCAATTGAAGCTTTTAAAGCAGCTTTTAAATTTGCCGATATGACTGACTACGGAAACGGTTTCTTTGGTTCGTCTTTAGAATTGGGATCTATTATTTCCGATAAAGACGGCAACCCAATGGCAAACGCTGAATTTGAGTACGAAAAAAATAAGTACAAAACCGATGATATGGGAGCGATTTCAGAAATCGAACCTATCGAAGATGCACCAGCAGAGCCGGCAGATGATGGTAAAGATGCTAAAATCTTAGAATTAGAAACTAAAATTGCTGATTTAGAAGCGAAACTTACCGAGGCAACAGCCACAAAAATGGCTAACGAGGCAGTGATCCCAGAATTAGAAGCTAGACTTGTAAAACTTGAATCTGAGTTGATTGAAGCAAGAAAAATTAAACCTATCATTTTAGCTGAGGAAGTTCCTTATGAAAAAATGACCAACGCACAAAAAGTAAAATTTAACCGAAACAAATAAAAAATGTTAGAAGAAGAAAAAAAACCAGAAGAAATAGAGGCTGCCATCGAACCGAAGGCAGAAACTAAAGGCGATGCTAAAAAAGAACCGAAGGCAGAAACTAAAAAATCATTTTTAAATCCGTTCGAAACAGGCGTTTCTTACAAAGACTTTTTAAAAGAAGTTAAGGATTCTAAAAAATCAATTGCGGAATATTGCAAAGGAAAATTAAAAGACGAAGAAATTTCTTGGATTGAAATTGAAATCGCTAATTTCGAAAACAACCAAACTAACAAATAAAAAAACTATGGCAGTATCATTTACAGGCGTAAAAACCGCCCAATCGGAATATCCTGAAATCGTTCAGGAAATTTATGCAGACTCACCAACGTTCCGAGGTGAAACAATTGAAATTGTAGAAGGGCATAAATCAGGAATGGATATTTACGAAAGTTCAGCAAGCGTGACTTTTTCAGCGGCAAACTACGGTCAAGTAACAGCCGACAACGTAGCTTTATCTTCTGAAAAATCAGTGGTAAATCTTAAAACGTTTAACGTTGAGGGAATCATTGACGAAAGCACTTTGTTAAGCACTCGTTTTGAAAAAACAATGGCGGCAGGCGCTTACAATGTTGTATCAGATGAATTCGATAAAAAAGTTTTGATTCAAGTGCAACCAGCTATTGGCGCAAAATTAGAATCAGGAGTTTGGAATGGAGCGACAGCGGATACAAAAGCAGCTATTGCAGCATTAACACCGGGAGCGGCTCAAGGCTCTATTTCAGCAGGCGCACAAACATTAGTTGCAGCAATGCCAACTACTTTGTTTGATTCAGTACCAGCTACAATGCTTTACAATGATTCGCAATCGAAAGCAGTTCCGGGAGCAGGTTTAGGAGACTACAAAAAAGTATTGACAATTGCGGCTGTAACAAGTGCTACAATCGTTGCGGAGTACGTTAAGATTTACAATGTGATTCCAGACGATGTTTTGGTAAAAGTAGGTGATGATGCACCAGTAATTTTTGCGCCAAAAGGTGATTATAAATTAATCAAAGCAGCAAACAGAGTTCAGGGCGCAGCCTTACAAGAAAACTTTGTTGGAACTTCATTCAACGATATGTATTTCAACGATGTTAAAATCATATTTGTTGACCTTGTAGGATTTAGAATTGCAGCACAAAAATATAACCTTAAATTGGTTATGGATTTATTGAGTGATTCATCTCAATTGATTATCGAAAAAGAAGCTAACGCCTCTACTCGTAGAATCTTGAAAATGATCAACACAATGACTACTTGGGTTGTGAAACAAAAATGGAACGTTCTTTACGGAGGATAATCTATAATTATTCTAAATAACAAACCCTCTCATTTGAGGGGGTTTTTTAATACAAAAAGTTTATGCCACGAATAAATTTAGGAGTTCTCAATTGTTTGCCAGCGAATAAATTACCTATTGGTTACAAAAAGCCATTGGTTAATACATTCCAGGCTTACAATTCAATAGAAAAATTAAACTTAATTGTTTTGAAATCTGAGGTTAAAAAACCGATGATTGATATTGTAAACAGTTTAAAAAAACAAATTAATTCTTTAGTTGAAAAAAGAGAAAATATAGAAACATTCGGGGTTTTGAAAAACATTTCAGAAAATGAAACTTCACACATTTGCGAAGTTGATCTTTACATTAAAAATTTAATTTAAAAAATAAAAAGATATGCCAGTATGCGGAACAACGCTCACAGCGTCACGAAAAAAAACAGGCTTCGTTAAGCCAAAAGGATATAAGGCTATTGGATTTGCAGTATGGGATAGTACTAGCATAATCCAAAATACGGCAACAGGCGTTATAGCTTTGCCTGTAGGAATTACAGATGTTTATCGTTTTGAGGTAAAAAATACAGCGGACAACTTTATTGAAACAGCCGCAAAAGATATGGTGACAATGACTGGTCAAAAAACAGGCGTTGGAACTTTCGCTTTAATGTATTGCGATAGGATTGCAAATGTTACAGATGCACAGGCATTATTGGACGGTGTGTTTAATATTTTCTTTGAACACAACGATGGTAGTGTTACGGTTGCAGGTGCTGTTAATGGTGCGGATATTACACAAGTAGTAGAGAGCACAGATGCGCAAGGTTTCCTATTTACAGCAAGCACAATTGAGCCATCATTCGCTTATACTTTAGCTAGCGCAGGAGTAACGGCTTATAATGCTATTGTAGTAGCCGTAGTATAATGAAAGTTATAAAATTAAATACACCTTTTGAGTTGAGCGCGGTTCTTAGAATTGCGCCAACTTATGGGGATGTACTAATTTTCACAGCAATAAACGAATTTTCACAAGTTGAAATTACTCAAACATTAACTTGGACAATAAAAAACGATAGATTATTATTTACTTTAGCTTCAAACGTAGATTTTAAAGCTGGAAATAAGTACGAAATATCTATTTCAAACGACACAAAAATCATTTACTTAGGAAAAATGATAGTTGTAAATGAATTAACTGACATTCAAAACTACACACCATCGAAACAAACGACGCAACGCTTCATTTAATGACTTTTTCAGCTTATATGCCTTCTATAAAAGAAGTCGTTGTAGGCACAAAATACATTTTAAACGGGGTGAATAACGAAAACTACAAACTATTTGGAGATGCTTACGATGATAGCGTAACTAATAGCGCATGTATTAATGATATTTCAAACTTAGTAGTTGGTGAAGGATTAATTGATGCGTCAAATACTCACAATCCTTATATTAATATTTCTGAACAAGATTTTAATCTTGCAGTTTTGGATTACGAAAAACAAGGCGCGTGTACTTTTGAGATAGTTTGGGGATCAGAAAATAAACCAGCTAAAATATTCCATAAGCCAATTGAAACAATAGGATTGAACGTAAATGAAAATCAGGAAATAAATGGCTATTGGTATTCTTATGATTGGTGCAAAAAATGGAAGTATGTGCCACAATTTTACACTAAATTTAATGGTGAAAAACCAGAAAACGGAGTTTCTATTTTAAGAATTGTTCGCCCATCAAATGAACCTTTGTTCCCACGTCCTCATTGGTTTCCTGCTTTACGCTGGGCACAAGATGAAGGATTAATGGCTCAACATTCATTTAGCGATATTAAAACTGGATTTTCAGGTCAAAAAGTAATTAATTGGGCGGGAGGTCGTGGACTTACAGATGCGCAAAAAGATGATGCAGCCACTAAATTAAGAGATAAATTTTCTGGAATAAATGGTCAAAGAATAGTCGTTTCAGTTGGAAATAGTCCTGAAAATGCAGTTATAGTAGATAATATTGACCCGCCAAATGTAAACGCAACTTATGTTAATTATACCGAAGAAGCTGAAAGAAAAATATTAATTGCGCACTCATATCCAGCTATTTTATTAGCCGGTTCAAAAACAGGTTTTAGTTCAAATGCAGACGAAATAGCAGTTGCTACGAAATCAGTATTTAGGAGAAAAATAAACCCAGATAGAAATGTAATTTTAAGCGAGTTACAAAAAGTTTTTAAATTAATTGAGCCGTCTATTGTTTTAGACTGTAAAAACTTTGATAGTGATAATTTAGATACCAATACCAAATGAGCCAAATAAAACTTTTTATACAGCCTTCCGATGTAATTTCATTGACTCAATTCGATGGAAACATTGACATTGACAATATGAAGCCTATGATTTTTATCGCTCAAACAACGCACTTAAAAGCGTTTTTAGGTTTAAAATTATACGACAAGATTTATGCTGATTTTGATGCAGACACTTTAGCGGGTGAGTACTTAATTATTTTCAATGATTACATAAAAGACTTTTTATCTTACTATACGTCCGCATTATTTGTTGATTTTGGAAGCTATAAAGTTTCAGAAAATGGTATACATAAAATATCCAGTGAAAATTTGGTGAATTTAGACGCTTCTGAAATTGAAAGATTAACTTTGAAATACTTATCTTTGATTGCAGGAGTTGAAGCAAATTTTAAGGAATATGTTTCAGATAAAAATCTTCCAGAATTGCAAGAACATAGTATTAATATAGAAGATTCATTCCCATGGCATTAATACAAAACATAAATGTTTCGACTCCTAATGATGGTTTAGGCGATACGCTTCGGGATTCACAAGTTAAGGCAAATGAGAACTTTGCCGAACTTAATTTAAAAAAAGTTGAAGTACAGGCTGGATTTGGATTGACACAGGAAAATTTTACAACTGCTGAAAAGGCTAAACTTGCCGACATTGCAGCCGATGCCGAAAAGAATGTACAAGCAAACTGGAATCAATTAGATGATACCCAAGACGACTTTATTATTGGAAAACCAACAAGTATTTTACAAACTATATCATCATTACGATTTATAGGAGCAGGGCAAACTTATACTATTTCAGTTGGGGGAATTGCATTTAAAGGATGGATAAATGATGGAGTGCAACATTTAGAGCAAGCAGGTTTTGAAAGCGATTTAAATACGTTTATTCAAATAGGAAATAATGTTACATTTAAAAAACCAATCACAGCAGGACAACGAATAATTTTAGACTTTTACTTATGAAAAATATACTTTTTTTACTTTTTTCAATCGCAACATTTGGACAAGTTTCTACAGGTCAAGAAACCCCGTTCGACTATGGAATACAAAATACAGCCGCACAATTAGTTGGTAATTCTGACTATGTAGTTACGCAGGGTAGCGATGGTACTTATGGAAAGTATTTATTTAACTTAAACAATATTGACAAAAAACAATATTTAGCTACTGGTTTAATTAAAAACGGTACTATTTCAATAAATGCAGACCCGACAAAATATAATATTAGCGCAGGAATAGGGGTTATAACAAATTACGACAATCCAGAAATACCAACGTGTACGGTCGTTAATTTTCCTGCTGTTACTGGAAAAACACCAACCTATTTAAATATAGGACTTATAACATACGTTGCAATAAATTCAAGCGGTGTAGTCGTTGAGCAAGCTACACAATTTACAACAAGTCAAAGACGTGATTTAATTATATTGGGGGCGGTTATTCATTCTAATTTAACAAGCATAAACGTAGTAAATAATATTAGTGCTCCAACAAACGCAGATACAAACCAACTACACGACCTTATGACTTATATAGGGGCGTTAAATTTAACAGGAAATAAATATACTGCAAATGGCGCGAATCTCTCTCTCGATAAAAGCGCGGGAAGTATATTTAAAGCAGGCGTTAATTTTGCAACTGATTGGAAGAAGCCACACGAATTAGAACAATCTTTACAAACATTATTGACGTTTAGATATAGACTTTCTAACGGCACGGAATATGCAGACGCTACGGTTTTAAATCCTGCTATATATGAATCAGGGGGAATTTTAATAGCCGTACCATCGAACAAATTTACCATTCAAACGGTTACAATGTTTCAAACAGGTTTGACACGAATACAGCCGGGACAAAACATTTATAATTCACTTGCAGAAGCTGAAAGTGCTATTTTAACGCGTTCTTTCGTTGTTGAAACGAATATAGCTGCAAACGGAATAACACGCGCTTATGTGATATTACGTAATTCAGCAACATCATTACAGAATATAAATGATGCAAAAATAATTGAGACTACTAAATTTGGAGGTGTTGCAAGTGGTGGGGTTTCTTTAAGTGATTCGGCTATTATTGCGGCTTTGGGATATACGCCGGAAAATGCAGCGAATAAAAGTAATGCTTATGTAGTTGATGGCACAGGAACTAAATATTACACGTCAGATTATATTAATACAAATTTACCCACTAATTACACTACAATTGTTTATGTGAATTCAACATCGCCAAATACGGCGACTATTTTTGATGATGTTAATCCCCCTATTGCGAATGATGATGCTTTGAAATTAAGTACAGCAAATTTATATATTGGAACAGACGCAAGTACTTGGGTGTATAATGGCAGTACTTATGTGACTAAAACAGTTCCTACTTCATCAAACTTTTATATAGAAAGCACTACGACTGATGCTGGAAGCAACAAAACATCCAACATACAAAGGTCTGGAGGTGTTGTTTTTGGAAATTACATATACTCTTACGGAGAAATAGTTTCTAAAAAAGCAGCATCCGATACGGTACTTTCTGGAAGTAATTTTAGATTATTTAACAATGCAGGAACAGATGGAAATATTTTTCAATTGAACGCCTCAAACGGTATAGATATATGGAATTACACAAGTGGAGTTTGGAACAAAAGATTTACTTTCTCAAGTAGCGGCATATTTTCGGCTACTGCAATAAACGCAGGTATTGTGGTTCGTAAAATTTCAACAAACACAACGCTTTCAGATAGCGATAATGGGAAAGTAATTCTACTTACTGCATCATGCACAGTTACTTTACCAAATGGGTTAATGAACGGTTTTAACTGTTCTTTTTCCACGTTAGCAGGCGTTACAATGACTTATGCGTTAGGTGGGTCTGTTACATTATTAAACAATATAGGAACTACAATGGCTGAAAAACTAAGCCATACAATTGTAAATACGGGGGTTTCAAATGAATATTTAACAGCTGGGTCGTTATGAGAAAATTAATTACACTATTATTATTCCCATTACTGGTAAGTGCGCAATACAATTTATTTGCACGTCAAAATTTTGCGTATAAAGTTTCAAATGGTACTAACACTGAAATTGGAGGCGTTGCGGCTACAATTTCAACACCTGCATTATTAGCAACTAAATTAGGAATTTCAGTAGGTGCTATTTCTAATTTTACTATTGTAGGAAGTGATATTAAATGCAGGATTACAGGGAGTTACGTAATACCAACTAATTGTTGGAACGGTAACACTTCAATTACCAGTTATGTTGATTCAGACTATTTGATAACATCTGTTCTTGACGGAGCTTTTTCAAATACAAATTTATCGGGACGTATTGATTTTAGAAACGCAACGTCTATTGGAACTAATGCTTTCAGAGTATCAAATGTAACTGAATTTTTATTTTATAATGCAACAAGCGTTGGGGATGGATGTTTTTATTTAACTCCTTTAGCAAAACAGATATACATACCAAAATGCACATTACTCGGAACCACTTCTGGAGATAACGCTGTATTTTTAGGAATAGACGCAACTGCTAAAATATATGCAAATCCTTCTTTAGCCACTAATAACGCTGGAAACCCAGACGGAGATTTGACTTATGCTTCTGGGCGTGGATCAATAATTCGATACGTTTCTAATTTTACCGCGCCAAATCCGGTCACTGATTTAGCCTCAGGCGGAACATACAACACAGCGATTAAATTAAACTTTACGGCTCCGACAGGAAGTACAAATGCTATTGATTATTATGAGGTATATAAAAATGGGACAATTCAAACGCTACAAATAACGACATCAGGACAATATGTTACGGGTTTAACATCTTCTACAAGTTATGACTTTACATTAATTGCGGTTGATATTTTTTATAATAAATCAGTTATAAGCAATACTTTAAGTCTTTTTACTACAAATAGAATAGCGGTTGACGCAGACGCAATTGCTTATATTTCTGCATCATCAAATTCTATTTATCAGGATATTATTGATGACATGTTTGTTTCTTTGAAATCAAATTCTCTTTATTCAAAAATACAATCGTTTTATCCAAATATAGGAACGGCATCACAACAAAAATATAATGGCAAGAACCCATTAGATACAGATGCAGCATTTAGATTGACTTATTCTGGAACTGCAACTTTCAGTGATTTAGGATATACACCTAATGGAAGTAATGGATATGCTAACTCTTATTTCAGTCCAAGTGTAAATCAAACATTAAATAGTAATGGAATTACAATAGTTTCAGGAACTAACAGCGTGCCAACAAGTGGAGATGTTTATGAAACAGGTTCTCAAATTTCTAGTTCACAATCCAGTATTTTATCTGTAAAAGTAAGTAGTGGAAATTTGGCGGCTTTTAGAATGCAATCATCTTATGTTACAGCTTCAACAGGGGCAAATGCAAGAGGGATTTTCACGGGAACAAAACAAAGTTCAACAGTTAGTAAATTGTTTAAAAATGGTTCGCTAATAGGAACAGGTACGGGTGGGGGGACTTTGCCAACAATTAACATATTTATAGGTGCAATTAATTTAGGAGGTACGCCATACGGATATTCAAATCAAAGAATTCAATCCGTTTGGTTTCACGAAGGATTAAGCGATGCAGAAACCGCAACTTTTCACGCAATTATAGATACGTTTGAATCATTAATAGGTCGTAAAACTTGGTAAATTAAATAAATATGAAAGTAATATCAAAAACAAAAGCAATTCTTTTACACGATAGAAAAGGAATTTTAGAAGAGTTTGTACAAATCAAAATACAACAAACTTTTAGGGATAGCGATAACAAAACTATCCAATTTAAAACAACTGATACATTGGTTTTAAACAAAGGACTGGAAAATGAAAGTTACCAAGTTCATAAAGACCGTGACG